CCACGCCATTGGAAGTAACACCACCCGATGCCCCAATTGATAACACAGTGGATATTACTGGGGTAAAGGATGAAGAGTTACAGGAAACTTACGCAAAATTAGGATACGAAATTGTTGAGTGGTCTACCAATAACAAAATACAAAGAATTAACGAAAGGCAATTCAGATTATTAGAAAAAATTGGTAGAAAGTTTTCTAAGTTCTTATTAGAGGGCGGGGCATACGGACACATGAATCACCCATTTGATATGGAATTGGGTTTAACTTTTGGTGATTTAAAAAATATAATAACAAAAGCCCTAAAAGGTGATTTGAAATTAACAACAGAAAAGTGTATAGCGGGTGATAGTATTATTGAAACTAAAAATAATGGAAACATACCTATATCAGAGTTTGTAGATAATAAACTTACCGATTCGGTATTATCATTTAATGAAGTAACTGGTAATAATGAATTTATGGATGTCATGGCATCTTTTAATAATGATGATACTGATGAGTGGTTAGAAATAGAACTGGAAGATGGTAAAACCATTCAAGTAACGCCAAATCATAGAATGTATGTAGAGAGTATGGGATATGTTCAGGCCAAAGATTTGACCGAAGATATGGAATTAAAAACACTGTAAAAATACAAACAATAACCATCTGTTTTTTCACAAATCACATATTTATATAAAATAATACATACTATGGAAGAAGCTTGTAAATATTGTGGTAATAAACTTCAAATTAAAAGTAGTTTGAGTATAAATGGTCATATAAGAAATTGTGGTAAATTTAAAGAATGGCGTGATGGGTTATTTAATTATGATATGTTATATACTGAATATATAATAAATGGTAAATCTGCGCTACAAATTGCTAATGAAAATGGGTGGAGCTCATCTACAATAGTGAACAAACAACTTAGACGATTAAATATACCTGTTAGAAATGTAAAACAATCTCATTATATGGATGGGTATAGAGATAGAATTGAAAAAACTAATTTGAAAAAATATGGTGCAATAAACCCATTATCTAAAGGGACAGTAATATTTCACAAAAGAAATAAAACTGTTAAAGAAAAATATGGAGTTGATAACATTTTTCAGCACCCAGAAGTTAAAGAAAAAATACGATTTTCTGGAGCATTTAAGTCTTTATTTCCAAATTACAATGTAAATGCTATACCAATTATAGAAGAGTATGGTAAGCAATATGGATATAACTTCCAACACGCGGAAAATGGTGGTGAGTATTATGTTGAAGGGCTTGGTTATTATTTGGATGGGTATGATAAAGAAAAAAACGCTGTAATTGAAATAGATGAATCGCATCATTTTAATAAAGATGGTTCACTTCGAAAAAGAGATGTAATACGACAGGAAAAAATAGAAAAGTTATTGGGCTGTAAATTTATAAGGATTAGATATGAAAATTAAATCAATAAAACCAATAAATAAAGTTCAGACCAGATATGACATAAAAGTTGATAATTTTTCATGTTATTACGCAAATGGTATATTGGTTCATAATACCGATGGACAGGCACTCGCTATTAGTTGGCGAGATGATAGAGGGTTAATTGCCGCAAGAAACAAAGGACACCTTGCTAACATGGGTGAGAAAGCAATGTCAATCGCTGATGTTGCTTCAAAGTTCGCAGGTAGGGGTGGACTAACCGATGCTTATAACTTTGCTATGAGGGACTTAGAAGTGGCAATAAAGGGATTATCAAAAGCACAAAGGGATAAGATATTCGCACAAGGTAAAAAGTTTATGAATTTGGAAGTTATCTATCCAACATCCGTAAATGTAATACCTTATGGGCAGGCTCTTTTGATATTTCATAACACAACTGAATACGATGAATCGGGTGTAGCTGTTGGAGCAGAAAAATCCGATGCAAAAGTATTGGCGGGGATGATTAAACAAATCAATCAGGATGTACAAGAAAAGTATAAGATACAAGGACCACCAATTACACAATTACCAAAAAATGTAAATTTAGAAAAGTTACAACCAAAATACTTGGGGATGTTAAAAAACTTACAATCTAAATTTGGTTTAAAAGATAGTGATGGAATGGCAGAGTATCATCAGGCTTGGTGGGGTGATTATGTAGATAAAAATACTCCTGAAAAATTGGATAAATCAACGCGAGAAGGTTTGATAAAAAGATGGGCATTTTTTGATAAAAGTTTTACATTGAATAAAAATAACATCAAATCCCAAAAAGTATTAGATTGGGCGGTGGGTGTAGATAAAAACGACCATCAAAAAATATCAAAAGATAATATCCGTCCATTTGAAGATATATTCTTGGGCGTAGGTGCGGAAGTGTTATCGTTGATGAGTTCAGTACTGACTGCAAATCCTGATGAAGCAGTTCGTAATATGAAGCAACGATTGGACCAAACCATTAAAGATGTTAAAGCCGGTGGGGATGAAAAAAAGATAAAGAAATTACAATTAGAGCTTGAGAGAATGGCTGCATTGGGTGGTGTTGATAAAATTGTTCCCAATGAGGGAATCGTTTTTGTATTTAAGGGTATGACTTTAAAATTAACTGGAAGTTTCGCACCATTAAATCAGATATTGGGTTTATTCTATTGATTTAGATATTTATATTAAAATAAGTTATGAGTAAGTTAAAAAATACAAAAGCGGTTACTGAAATGTTAGCGGGAACACATAAAACGCAAACACGAACAACCGTTGGTTTTGAAGAAATCCCTACCTATGTTCGTAGAGAAGTCGGTGAACAATGGCAGGATGAAAATGGGGATATGTGGGAGCAGAAAGCTGGGTATAAAGTAAAACTCGGTAAGCTTCATCAACTTAGGCAGGATTTGAAAAAGTTCCCTAATTGTATGAAGGAAACCTGCGACTGTAAAAACCCAAAGAGGTTAGATGAAAAAATGCGTGCTTTTCACGGGATGTGTTTTGATTGTGTATTAAGTATGGAATCAAAATTACGAATGAGTGGGGAGTATGATAGATATGAAAAAAAGAAAATGCTTGAGAATGCGAAAGCATGGTTAAAGCAGGCTGAATTTGAAAAAGAAGCCCTTAAAGTTGCGTTAAAAATGAAGTTCATCAACGAGAATGGTTCGGTTGAAGAATGGAATGGGTTTAATATTGATGAACTTTTATCAAAAGTAGATTCTGATTTTGAAAAGTTGCGTAAAGATTATATCCAAAAATTGGAGCAAGAACTTGAAGAACAAACAACAACAGCTTAGAGAATTAATCCGAAGTGTAGTAAGAGAGATTATCAACGAAGACTTAAGAGGGTGGTTTGGTAAAGGTAAGACCGGTTCTACCACTGGGGGTGGTTGGGATAGATATTCAACTACAGGTGAAAAATTAGGTAAGTGTGGTGATGCTGAAGAAGGTGAAGCATATTCGGCGTGTCTTTCTAAAGAAAAAGCAAATAAGTTAGGTCCTGAAGGTAGAGCATCTTTTGTAAAAAGGAAAAGAGCAGCTCAAAAGAAAGCAGGGGATGCCAAAAAAGGTGGTGAACAATCAAAAGGTCAAAAGCCTGTTTTTGTTAAGACTGGTGCTTAGTACCCATATAATGGAAATGAACAAACACTATATTTATATAATATAAATTAAATAGGAAACAAACAATGAAAGTATCGCAATTAAGAAACTTAATCAGAGAGGAAGCCAAAAGGGCTTTAAATGAAGGGCCACTTACAAACGCTATAAAACCAGCTTATACTGGAGATATTGGAAAAGCGGTGAAAGCATTAGAACAATACTTAATAAACGCTGGGGATAAGTATCAATGGGGAAAATTAGCCGACTTGATAGTTGATATTGTTGACTATGCACAACAAGAAGCAAGAGATGAATATAAAGATTAAAATATAAACAAAAAGGTATTATACAATGAAACTAATCGAATTAAGAGAACTAATTAAAAAGGCCGTAAAATCCCAATTAACCAAAGAAGGTGTATATGGTAACGATATTACTGTTAAAGAATTAAGAAGTAGTCCGGGAGATTCTGCTAACGATACAACTGTTAGATTAATCTTGATGAGAAAAGTTACAAGCAATACTGCAGTATATCGTTTAGAAACCGATAATTGGTTTAGAAGATATGAAAATCCTGGTAAGGGATATGGTATAATGATTAGAAAATTTAAACTTGGAAATACACCTGTTAAACCAACAATGAGTTCGCTTGTTGGTGGTCATCATGTTATATTTAATGTGTTAGTTACCTATCTACCAAATCAATTTGATAATATGGATGATGATAAACCTGAAAATTGGGAAACATCAAAAGGTTATTTAATTTTAGGAAACAAAAACCTTACAGGGTTTCAAATTCGTGCAAATGGACCGGACCCAAAGGATTTTGAACAATTTGTTAAGATGAATATTCCAAAATATGTTCCATAATTTGAGGTAAGAAATGAAATTAATAGTAGAAAAGAATGTTCCAACTGACCCAGCAAAATGGTCTTATTATAAATCGCAAGCAAAGAAAAAGTTTGATGTTTACCCATGTGTTCCTCTTGACTCGCTTGCGGTTACAAAAGATGGGTTAAAATCATATGATGAGTTGGAAGTTGGGGAAGATATACTTACATACAATTTAGAAAAGGATAATCTTGAATGGTCGCCCATAAAAAATATACATTATTTTGAAGATGCGCCACTTATGGAAATAAAAAAAGCAACAGGATTTAGATTTAGGTGTACTCCAAACCACAAATGGGTTATAAAGCGTGATGAAAATAGAACCCCTGAATTGGTTGATGCAAAAGATATAACAACTCATATGAGGATTGTATTTTCATCTACAATGCAAAACGATACTGATTTAAATTTGATAAATGAAAATTGGGGAAAGCATGATTCTTGGGTTGAAAAAATTGTAAAAATGTCAACGCAGCAAAGAGAAATTTGGTTAAGTAGTGCCATAGTTTATGATGGGTGGGAAAAAGGTAAATCTACTAAAGCGGTTGGTCGAAGAACTTTTGGATTTTCTCAAAAAAATAGAGACCATTTGTTAGCAACAATATATGCTGCTTATTTGAATGGTTATTATGTATCTGTAAATGATTTTGATAATGATGTTGTTAGTGTTACTATAATTAGGGGTAAGAAAACTCATGGAAGTCAAAATGTTATAAAAACTCAATTGGGTGAAAGAGAGAGTGTTTGGTGTCCTGAAACTGATAATAAAACTTGGGTTATGATGCAAAATGGTTGGTTTACTATAACAGGGAATTCAGCATATGCTAATGGTTGGGCTGCGAAACAATACAAAGCGGCCGGTGGTGGTTGGAAAACCGAAGAATCTGTAGATGAAGCCAAAGAAAACTTAGGATTTGAAGTAGGTGATTTTGTTCACTTTAAATCAAAAAATAAAACTGGGATGGTTCTAAAGATTCAGGGAAATAAAGTAACTATTAAAACCTTAAAAGGCCCGTTTGTTGGTGATATAAAAGATATTCAAATTCTTGCACAAGATAATATAAACGAAGGTAATGCATTTACTGGGGCACTTTTTAATGCAAGAAAAGAAGGATTAAAAGAGTTTGAATTCAACGGAAAAAAATATCCTGTAATAAATGAAATTGATGATGAGGATGAGCCCAGCAAATCTTCCGTTAAAAAATCAGGCAAAGAACAAGCAGCACAACAAAAGGAAATGTTAAGTATTCAAAAAACATTAAAAGATAATGCTAAAGATACTGTTGCTTATAATAAGATACCTCAAAATAAAAGAACTGCCGCACAAAAGGCCCATTTAAAAAAAATGGCCGATTTAACAACTAAATTAAAAAAGTTAAAAAGTTTAACCGAAGATATTGATGTGGGGCATCAGGATGATGAACCTAATATGTTAAAGGCTGATTTGTTTCGTATTGCTAAATACGCAAAAGAACTTTATGAAATGATGAATCAGTTTGATAACTCCGATGAAGAAGTTGATTTTCCTCATTGGTGGCAATCTGATATTATTCGTGCAAAAGAATTGATGGTTAATGCAAAACATTATTTGAATGGTGAATTAAATGTAAATGGTAATCCTTTGGGTGAAGGTAAAAAAAGAATTAGTGAGGGGTTGAGATGGCATTTAAAAAACAAAAAACCGCTTTCTGAAAATGTATTTAGATATGGTTCTCCCAAATTTTTTAAGTTAGTAAATGAGTGTAGGAACTTGTGGAGAAAAGGTCAGTTCATGCCAATGAATGAAAGTGATGAATGGTTTTTAGATTCTGATATGGGTAAGATTGGGATTTATGAAGGTAAGAAAGTTTTATTGGATTTTCCAATGTTGGTAGAAGCTCAGTATCAAGGAACTGAAGTAGAGTTAAATTCACCAAAAAGAAATTCAGGTGAAGGTAAAAAGTATGTTGTGTATGTAAAAGACCCATCAAGTGATAACATCAGAAAAGTAACCTTTGGAGATGTAAAGGGTGGATTAACTGCAAAAATAAACAACCCAGAAGCAAGACGAGCATTTTCAGATAGACATAATTGTCCTGATAAAAAAGATAAAACAACACCAGGATATTGGTCTTGTAACTTACCACGCCATTGGTCTAAAATCGGTGGTGGTGAGGATATAAACTCATATTGGTAGTATGGAAAAAAGACCGTATTCTGAAACCAGGTCCGAAAACAATCTTCGTAGAGTATTTAAACCAAATGTAGATAATTCGGAATTGGTTTGGCATAGAGATAGGGAAGATAGATTGGTAGAGGTTGTAAGTGGTAAGGGTTGGATGTTTCAGTTGGATAATGAAGTTCCGATTGAATTAAAAGCTGGCGATAAATTTAAAATTAAAAAAGAAACTTACCATAGAATTATTCGTGGAAATACACCACTTGAAGTAAATATCAAATTATTGAATTAATAGATATTAATTCTATATTTATTGTAAATAAGTTACGATGAATTCATACCATGTCTTTTTGGTCAATGAAAATAGGCCACCCGGCTCTTTTGAGTTATTAGTTCAGATGTATTCGTGTATTGTTCACAAAACTCATAATGCCGATACACCACTTTATTTAATAACCGATAAAAAATCAAAAGAATTTTACGATAGTTGGAATATAACTCCACTTTACGATGGGGTTATTACTGATTATTTTGATGATTATCCATACGATAAAGTATCACCCAACTTTTGGGCATCTCCAAAAATATGGGCAATGTCAAAATTAAAAACTCCATTTGTTGTCTATGATACTGATTTGGTTTTGTATAAAAATTTAAAGAAAGAATCAGTTGGATGTGATTTATTATATCTTCACAGAGAATCACCAACCACATATGGTAATCCATTGGATATAGAACATTCAGATAATTGGAAGTGGGATAAAAAACGAATAATTTCTTTTAAAGATTCTTTTCCAATGAATTGTGCTGTTGTTGGAATGTTCGATGAAAAATTTAAGACAGAATATGTAACTCAATACTTTGAATTTGTATTGGGAGCAAGTGGTGAAGTAAAAAATATGACAAAAGAAAAAGAATTATTGTACGCTGAATCTTCACCACAAATAATAATGGAACAATGGTTTTTGGCAGCACTTTCAAAACAATTAAAAAAAATTAAAACAAAAGCATTGGTGCCTGTAGTTTATACCAATCAATCTTTTTATACATTTGATTTAGATTCCGAATCAGAAGATGCTCATAAATTATTGAATCAATCAATATATCACCTTTGGGGTGCTAAAAAGTTTGAAAATGACCCTAAATCAAAGATGTATATAAAATCAAAAATGGATATTGTAAACGCATTACCAATAATAACATCCAGCCCATACAATCGGTTGTTAATTGATAAAGCATCGTATTTAATATCAAAATTACTTTAATAAAATTAAAATCAATATTTATAAAAATAGGAGGAAAAGTTATGAACATTTTAAAAAGATTATTTCGTTTAATTTTTGGTCAAAAAACCGAACCAAAAAAGGTTGAAACAGTGATACATCCATATCCAGAAAAATCAATTTTTTCATCATCGGTAAGATATGCTGGTGCATTAGCACCAACCGATGTAGAAGCAATCGCTGAGGAGTTAAAAGCTGAAGTTAAAAAAGCAAAAACTGTTGCCAAAGAACCTAAAACCGAAGCTGTTGTTGAACAAAAACCAAAACCAAAAAGAAGAAATAACTACAGAGCAAAACAAAAAAAGCAGAAGAAGAACAATGAAAATATCTAAAATTTTTGGATTAGTAATAGTAGTATTAATTGCCCTATTTTTACTTAGGGATAAATTACCTATGGGCTTTGTTAAAGGTATTTTTAACAACGAACCCACCATAGATACCGTTACAACGGTGGAATACAAATACGATACTATTACCAATGAATCAAAAGTTTATGTACCGAAATGGCAAGATAGAGTTGTAATTGATATTGATAGTTTTATAGTAAATCAAACCGAACCAATTGATACAATGGCTCTTTTGGCAAATTACTATTCAAAATATTATTATCAGGACACTATTGCAGTAGATACATTTGGGTATGTAGTATTAAAAGATACAATTTCACAAAATGAAATTCAATCACGTCAATCTATAACAAATGTTGTTATTCCTACCAAAACTGTTACCCATAGCATTTTAATAAATAAGAGAGAAATCTATTTAGGTGGGGGTTTGATAGGAGGTAGAAATTATATGATTGCTAATGGTGAATTGTTAATCAGAACCAAAAAAAGAAAAGCATTTGCAATTGGTGCTGGATTAGATAATCAACTAAATCCAAACTTTACGGGAAAGATTTATTGGCAAATAAGTAAATAAACTAATGGCTGCCAAAAGTTTAAAGGAATTAATATCCGATGAGTATGTAAAGTGTGCAAGAGACCCCGTATACTTTTTTAAAAAATATTGCTACATACAACATCCCCATAGAGGGAAAATACTATTTAACCTTTATGATTTCCAAGAAGGGTTAATTGATAGTTTTAAAGAACATCGTTTTAATGTTATTCTTAAATCACGCCAATTAGGTATATCCACTATTAGTGCTGGATATGCTACTTGGTTAATGTTGTTTCATAGAGATAAAAACATACTTGTAATCGCCACCACGCAAGATGTAGCAAAAAACCTTGTAACCAAAGTTAGGTTTATGTATGATAACCTACCAAGTTGGTTAAAAGTTCCTGCGGCAGAAGATAACAAATTATCACTTAGATTAAAGAATGGTTCTCAGATTAAAGCAGTATCTGCGACTGAAACAGCAGGCCGCTCTGAAGCACTTTCATTACTGATTATTGATGAGGCAGCATTTATCAAAGGTATTGAAGAGATATGGTTATCAGCACAATCAACACTTTCAACTGGTGGTGGTGCTATCGTTCTTTCAACACCAAATGGTGTAGGTAATTTCTTTCATAAAGTTTGGTTGCAGGGTGAGCAAGGTGATAAGTGGCATCCAACAAGATTACATTGGACAGTTCACCCCGAAAGAAATCAACGATGGAGAGATGAACAAACCCGATTATTGGGTGAGAAAGGTGCTGCACAAGAATGTGATACTGACTTTATATCATCAGGTTACACCGTTGTTGATGGTAGTGTATTAGAGTGGTATAGTGAAACCCATATTGCCGAACCCGTTGAAAAGCGTGGGTTTGATGCAAATTATTGGATATGGGATTATCCAAACTATGAAAAAAACTATATTGTTGTTGCTGACGTTGCTAGGGGTGATGGTGCAGACTATTCTGCATTTCATGTCATAGATGTTGAAAGAATTGAACAGGTAGCAGAGTATAGGGGTAAGATTGAAACAAAACAATATGGAGCATTTTTAACATCAGTTGCAACGGAATGGAATAACGCTCTTTTAGTAATTGAAAATGCAAACATTGGGTGGGCGGTAATTCAAGAAGCCATTGACCGTAATTATCAAAACCTTTATTATTCGTATAGGGAGTTGGGGTATGTAGATGAAGATATCCATTTAAGGCGTGGGTGGGATTTAAAACAAAAAGAAGATATGGTACCAGGCTTTTCAATAACACAAAAAACCCGTCCATTGATTATATCAAAGTTAGATACTTATATGAGAGAGAAATCTCCTATAATTCGTTCTAAAAGGTTATTAGATGAATTGTTTGTGTTTATTTGGAATGGACCAAAGGCAGAAGCACAACGAGGTTACAATGATGACTTGGTTATATCCTTTTCTACAGGTCTTTGGGTAAGAGATACCGCTCTTAAATTAAGACAGCAGGGGATGGATTTAACCCGAAGCGCATTAAATCACATTACTAAAGTATCTTCAACTCAAACAGGAGTATTTTCAAGCAGAAATCAAACACAAAATCCATACTTGATGAAGGATGTTCGTGGTAACGATGTTGACTTGAGTTGGTTATTGTAAAAAATTTATATTTATACTTATGGCAGATAAATCATTATTCGGTAGATTGCAAAGACTTTTTTCAACGCAAGTTGTAATAAGGAGAGTTGGTAAGGGTAAGACCCGTGCAATTGATACACAAAGATTACAATCACAAGGTAACATAAAAGGAACATCTTACTACGATAGATTTGGTAGATTGCACAGTACCCGCCAAAATTGGGAAACATATAATAACCAATACAACTATTCATCCAATAGATTAGAGCTATATACCGATTATGAAGCAATGGACAAAGATTCAATTATTGCATCGGTGCTGGATATATATTCGGATGAATGTACCCTTAAAAACGATATAGGTGATGTTTTACGAATTAATTCCGATGATGAAAATATCAAAAAAATACTACACAACCTTTTTTACGATGTTTTAAATATTGAATTTAATTTATGGGCATGGATTAGGGGGATGAACAAATATGGTGATTATTATTTAAATTTAGATATAGAAGAAGGTATTGGAATTGTAAACGCATCACCCATATCAGCGTATGAGGTTGAAAGAGAAGAAGGATTTAACGAAGATAATCCATTTGAAGTTCGTTTTAAAATGACAACCTTTGGTGGTGGTGCTACAGGATTTAATTATCAAAAATCTCAAAATGATTTTCATAATTATATTCCGTTTTATAAAATAGCGCACTTTAGATTATTTTCAGATACAAACTTTTTACCATACGGCCGTTCACTTTTAGAGCCAGCAAGAAAGACTTGGAAACAATTAACCCTTATGGAAGATGCGATGTTAATTCATCGTATTATGAGAGCGCCTGAAAAGAGGGTCTTTAAAATTGATGTTGGTAATATTCCACCAAATGAGGTTGACCAACACATTAGGAATATTATTGACCAAATGAAAAAAATTCCATATGTAGACCAAAACACTGGGGATTATAATCTTAAATTCAACATTCAGAATATGTTAGAAGATTATTACTTACCCGTAAGAGGTGGCCAGTCTGGTACTCAAATTGATACTTTAAGTGGTATGGAATTTACGGGAATTGAAGATATAAATTATTTAAAAAACCGAATGATGGCCGCTCTTAAAGTTCCAAAAGCATTTATTGGATATGAAGAGGGTGTAGAAGGTAAAGCAACACTTGCACAACAAGATATCCGTTTTGCACGAAGTATTGAAAGAGTACAAAAAATCGTTTTATCGGAATTAACAAAAATAGCAATCATTCACCTCTATGCACAAGGGTATGAGAACGAAGATTTAGCAAACTTTTGGTTAGAATTAACCCCACCATCAATTGTTTATCAGCAAGAAAAAGTTGCGTTGTGGGTTGAAAATGTTAGATTGGCAAGCGATATTAAAACATCAAAATTACTATCACACGAGTGGATATATAAAAATATATTTAATATGTCCGATGATGAGTGGAAAGCTGAGCAACAAAAAGTTATTGATGATTTGAAGTTAGGGTTTAGACAAAGTCAGATTGAAAACGAAGGTAATGACCCAGTCAAAACAGGCGAATCATTTGGAACACCGCATGATATGGCTGTTGTATCTCAACAATCCGCTGATGGGGCCGGTGGGGAACAACCACCCGCTCCAACGAATGGTGAGGTAGGACCTGAAGGTGGTTCGCCCGAAGGTGGGTTTCCTGGCGCAGGTGCTCCACAAAAAGGAAGTACAACTGGAACGGATGAAAGTTCTTTTGGAAGAAACCCATTGGGATATGAAAAAGATATATCACCCGATTCAACATACCACAATTATAGAAAATCACCACTATCAATTGAAGGTATGCAGTTGAAAGCAAGTTTGAAAAAATCAAAAATTAAAACCAAAAAAATGATAATTGAATCACTTTCAACTGATAATAAAGTTGATGAAGTTAGTATGTTAGATGAGAAAAACATACTAAATAATATGGTTTAATGAATTTTAGTATATTTATTAAATGATATATAGGGGTAAAAATAAAAATGAATAAACTTAGGCATTCAAAATTTAAAAATACGGGTGTTTTGTTTGAACTATTGGTCAGACAAATTGCATCTGATACATTGAACGAAAAGAACTCACCAGCCCTTTCTATCATTAAAAAACACTTTAAAACCGGAAGTGAACTAAGTAAAGAACTAAAATTATATCAATATTTAGTAAAAGAAAACTTTGATAATTCTTATAAAGCACAAGAGTTTTTAAATATTGTTTTATCGGAAAGAAAAAAATTAAATGAAGGTGTATTGAAGCGTGAGAAATATAACTTAATCAAAACAATTAATGAACGCTTTAACACAAATGATTTTTTCAAATACAGAGTATCCAATTATAAATCTCTTGCATCTATTTACAAATTGTTTGAAAACAACGAAGGGATATCCCCAAAAGAATGGGTTGAATGTAAAAATGTTATATTAGAGAATGTAACAAAAAAACCAAAAACTGAAAAAGCAGTAAACAATCAATATGTAAATGAATCAAAAGATGTAAGATTATTAGCATACAAATTTTTAGTTGATAAATTCAATGAAAAGTATAAAGGTTTAACTACCGAGCAAAAATCGGTTCTTAGAAATTACATCAATAATGTTGATAATTCTGATAACTTAAAAAGATTTATTTTAAGAGAAAGTGAAAAACTTAAAAAGGAATTTTCTAAAATAAAAATTTCAGATAAAGTTTCTGCTATAAAACTTAAAGAAGTTATCAATTTAATTGATGGGTTATCTAATTCTAAAATAGTTTCGGAAAATCAGGCTTTAGGTCTTTTACGATATCATCAACTATTAAACGAATTAAAAGGTATTTAATATGAGTAGATTTCTAATTGAAGAGCTTGATAAACAATTCAAGCAGCTAGAGGAAATAGAAGAGCAGGATGAAAAAGATTCTGACTTGGAAGAACAAAATGTTACCTCTAATTTGGATGGCGGTGCTGGTCCACCACGAACTCCACACGCATTTGCAAAAAGTGAAAAGGATATGGATGATGACCATATTGAGGTGTTGGGATATAAAAAAATAAAAAACGTAAAAAGAAATTTTTTAGAAAGATGGGAAAAGGGAATTGAAGATACGATTAATGAATTAAATTATCGTCAATACCGAAAAGAAGAAATGGGTTCTCCCCAGCTAAAAATTAATAAAGCAATCAAAGAAATTAATAGAAAAATTTACGAAGTAGAACACTTGGTAAATCAAAATATAAAATTAAAAACCGAAATGGGTGTTTCATCCAACACATATTGGAAAAAGACAAGAAATAATTTTTCCAAAATATCAGAACGACTAAGTCGTATTTCATTTAAGATTAAACAATTGGGTGCATAAAAGATGAAACAGCTATTGGTTGATACTATTGTATTTGATGTAAAACCCCAGCAGCTCAAAGAAGCTGCGATGAAGGGTGATGGTAGACTTATTGTAACAGGTGTTTTACAAAGAGCAAACGAAAAAAACCAAAATGGTAGGGTATATCCCGAAAGTATATTGAAGCGTGAGGTTCAAAAATACAAAGGCAGAGAAATTAAAGAAAATCGTGCTTACGGGGAATTAGACCACCCAGAATCTTCTGTAGTTGAATTAAAGAACACATCGCATATTATTAGAGATATTTGGTGGGATGGTAAGGATGTTGTTGGTAAGGTAGAAATACTTAATACACCTTCTGGGAGAATACTTAAAGAGTTAATAGAAGCCGGGTGTACCGTTGGTATATCATCACGGGGTATAGGTTCGGTTCGTCAAATTAAAGAAGATGGGACAGTTGCTGTTGAGGGTGATTTTGATTTAATATGTTGGGATTTTGTAAGTAACCCTTCTACCTTTGGTGCGTTTTTAAAGCCTGTTAATGAGGGTGTGAATCGTAGTGTTGGTAAGGTTAATAAGTATCAAAAAGCAAATGATATTATGAGAGATATTATTTGTGAAATTGGTGGATATTGTGAATGTAATTTTGGAGAAACAAAATGAGATTAAAAGAATCCATTAATCAAAATCAAATAAACCTATTAAAAGCGGCTTATGGTGATATTAAAAAAATAGACCCAAATTCAGCTGCTGTTAAAAAACTTATGATGGTTTTAAAGAAGTTATCAAAAGATGATTTGGAAACAATTTCTAAAGCTAAAATAAACTTTGTTTCAACTATGGCACAATCTATTCTTAGGGATTCTAATGTATCTGAATCCGCTGAGATGGATAATTTACAAAAGAGAAAAAACGATTTACTAAAACAAGTAGACCCTTTAATAGCAAAAAAGAAAAAGTTGTATAGTGATGTAGACATTACTACCCCGAAATCATCGGATGAAAAAAAGTTGGATAAAGAAATTGCAGACCTTTTTTCGGAAATAAATGATTTGGTTCATAAAATAGTTAAATTGAAGAAATCTCAAAATGAAGGTAGGAATACTATGAAATTAAAATTAGCAGTAACCGAAGAAATTGCAGTTGGTAAAATGGTTAAGGTTGTTAATAACCCACATTGGGAAGCAGCTTTAGGTAAAAAAGGACCATTCAAAAGAAAAGTTAAAATGATTGATGGTGATAATGTATTCTTTACCGATGGTTCTAATTCATCAATGAAATATGTAAAAGAAGATATTCAACCTACAAATGAAGCAGATGTTAATTGGAATGCTGTTCAAAACGCAATCATCAACTTCTTAAAAATGAACACCAAAATTTTGGACAAAAAAGTTCAGGCTAAAGATACTGACGGTGTTAAGGGTGGGTTAAAATCAATCATTAGTGGTTTGACTAATGCACAAAGAAGTTTAAAATTAGAGTCCGCTTCGAGAACCGCAATGGAAATTGGTGGACTTACCGGTTTAAATAAAGATGCAGTTCAAAAGTTTGTTGATACTCACAATTTGGATATCGAAAAAGTTTTCCAATTTGTTAAGAAGGGAAAACTTTCAGACAGAATGGATTTTGTGACTGCGGTGTCTGGAAAACCGAATAATCCAATTCAAAAGAAGATAATTAAAAAGCTTCAAGAATCAGTAAACGAAGATACCAAAAAAAGATTTGATGTAGATTTTTATAAAAGTAATGGTGATAGAGAAACATCACACGAAGAAATTATCAGAGGTGATAAATTTTCTGATGTAATCTCTCAAGCAACTAAAGATGCAAAATCAAAAGGAATGAATTATGTTGAATTTTATCACAGAAATTTATTTATTGGTTCTATTGATAAGAAAAGCAATTATACCTTCAAAAAAGGTAGAGATTCACAAAAATCACCATTATCAGTAAACGAAGCTACTAATTTAGCAAAAATGATGGCCGGTATTAAAAAGGGTTCTCAAACAGGTCCTTGGACTATTGTAGTATCGTTTAATAAAAAAGTGTATTATCAAACACAGGTAAAAACAAAAAATGAAATTCCTGCAAAGTTTGAACATATGAAAAAGGTTACAAATATACCGGGTTATATATTTACAATTGAGGACAACACCGGTATG